TGGTATCAGAGCCATAGTGCTCAAAAATCATGAATTCCTCTGTTGAAAAACAGAATTCTGAAATTCCTGAAAAGGAAAATGAAGAGTTTACTTTCCAAGATAACTCTCAAGGATTTGAACTAGAGTTTTCTACCAACAAGAAAACTTTATCAAAAATTCAAAAAGCTAATCTCAGCTTAAAAACTAATGATGCTTTCAACATTAGTTTCCTTAAGGCATTCAGCCGAAAAAATCATATCTACTACCACGTGAATTATAAAGAATTCTCTGTAGATATATGTGATACGCATGGTAAAAACTATTTACCATTAGTCACTAAATCTGAAATCAAGAAGAATCTTGATAAAATAAAGGATGAGAAAGTAAGGTCTACTATCTCAGATATCCACTTCGGAGCTATTAAAGTTCTGATAAAAGCGAGATTCCGAGAAGGGATAAATTCTCCGATAAAAATGGCGTTAATCGATGATAGAATCACCGACCGTCAAGACAGTATTCTAGGAGCCGCACACGGAAACCTAGTCTACGGTAAATTTATGTTCACCGTCTACCCTAAGTATACCACTTCAATCTTAGATCAAAGGTTAGACAGAACTCTAGCGTTCATCCATCACTTTGAGCGCAATGATCTCATGAGAAAAGGAGATAAAGTCTTTAGCATCACCTACCTAGTAGCTTATGCTTTAGCAAATAGTCATCACTCGATAGACTATAAAGAAAAAGACGCAATTGAAATAGATGATGTCTTTTCTGAAATAGGATCTGTTAAAAGCCCAACCTTCACCGAGCTTGACCCAGAACCTAATTCTTGGGCTATAGACATAGCACAAGGAAAACAACCCATAGGGTTTAAACCAAAACCTACAGTTAGCAATAACTTTCTTAGGTTTGATAAGGAGACAAGTCCATCTTCGTCTCATCAAAAATCACTAGAGGAAATTAGTGATAAAATAGATACCTTGGTAGTTAAGTTAAACAATATATCATGAGTTTAACTACCTATCCTCATATCTATAAGAAAGAGCAAATTCTTAAGCTTAAGCGGCTTAATAAGCTCTCAAATGACAGAAAGTTCTTCTTTAGCTCTGTTAAAGGAACTTTACCTGGCATAATAAGCCACTGCAACAATATCAATGAGATATTAGGCAGATGTTATTTAGGAATCTGTAAGCTAAATTCATTCTTTGGATTAAGCAAAGACCCTAGTGACAAATTAAGTGTTAGTAAATCACCGTCAGTTTACACCTTGCCTTCCAAAATCTTTAAGGAGGGGGGAGGAAATGGTGACAACACAACAACACAGACAGATATACTGAAAAATGCTCAAGATCAGGTCATCTTAAGCAAAAAGATTGATGAACTTCAAACTCAGGTTAAGGAACTCTCTAGTAAAATAGAACCAGAACCCCTAACCAAAGAAGACATCAAGAAAACCTATGAAACCTTATCCAGGATAGAATCCGGCCTAAAAGGAATTATAGGAATAGAATGAATCTGGCCACCATCGCGTCAGAAATCGAGGTTGTTAAAACCAACCAAAAGACTATAGAGTCTAAAATAGATCAAATTCTAGCTAAAATAGGATCAACTCCTGATGAAAGCTCGAATCTTGAGTCAGTTGCAGCAAAAATTATTTCAGATCTTACTAAAGAAATGAAAGAATGCCACTGCAATAAAGAAATTGTTGAAATCCTCAACAAAGACAAAGCTATCATTCCATCTCCGGAACAAGACAGCATACAAAAGAGATTGAGTGAACCTCAATATACATTTCCTAACTTTGACGTCGGAAATGAAGGCATGGGATCTTCAACTAATCCCAACGCTTTAAAATGGCCGCCAACAGAGAAACCTCAACCATGGCCGCCAAGATGAATAGAGAAGCTATTCTCTGGAAAAATATCAACAGTATCCCTGAGGAACCTGACCTGATAAAATCACTTGAAGTTCTATCTATGGAACAAAATGATAGAGAAAGAGAATTAGAACATAATCTAATCCTCAACAAACAAATCAGTGAACAAATCCCAGAATGGATTATTCCTGATTCTCTTTCTGAATTATCTTCAGGAATTGATCTAAACTTTGTTCTCGAAGAGCAAGAAGTTAACGACAACAACAGTCAACCTTCGCTAGAAGAAGAAGTTGTGTCAGAAAGCGACGTAGAATCTATGAGATCCTTCAACGTAGCCATGAATCGTGGAGAAGTTGGAGAATCATCTAATAAACGTCCAAAAAGAGAACCAGACTTGTTTACAAGTTTTGGAAAAATCAGAGAAGACATAGGTGACAAAAATCCTAGTTTAAACATTCTAAACTTAGATTGTGTCAATAGTCCTTCTGATAGGAAAAATAAGATTGACAAATGGGCCGCAGAACTTGGCTTAGTCTTTCTTACAAACCCAGAAGCCTATACTACAGCTCCTAATGCAGCCAGAGCTAGACTAGCTTACATGGAACATAAGAGCTTAGGAATAGTCAACAGGTTTATTAAAAGTACCCAGTGGACTCAAATGAATGGAGACATCCTTTTAAATGTAGTCAGCGGGTTATATACCATGTTCTTAGGAGAAGATTACACTGGTAATCAAGAAAAAACCCTAGAACAAGAAAGGGCCAAGGCTAGCCTTAGGCTTATCAATTTACAACTTTGTGACATTTGCTCACTTCAGTCATTTTTCTGTGACTATGAGTCAAATCTCTATAAGTTACCCCAAAATGAGTACCCTAGCCTAGTAAAACAATACCTAGCTAAGATACCCATAGTTGGAGAAAAAGCCTCAAAAAGGTTTGAGGAAGAAGCTAGTGCAGCAACAAGTTACAGTTTAGGATTCGCTCATAAACTGGTTAACGAAGAGCTCGCAAAAATCTGTGAATTATCAAAGAAGCAGAAAAAGTTAAAAAGGTTTAACAAGAATTGTTGTTCTACCTTTGAAAAACCTTATGAATATGGATGCAAGCCATCTTATTCTAAGAAGAAAAAATACTCTAAAAAGTATAAACCTAAATACACCAAGTACAAGGTTATTAGGAAAAAGAAGAAATTTTCACCAGGAAAATACTTCAAACCAAAGGATAAGAAAAGCGAAAAGGCTAAGTACTGTCCTAAAGGAAAGAAAACATGCCGATGTTGGGTATGTAATATAGAAGGTCATTATGCAAATGAATGTCCTAACAGACAAACGTCTGAAAAATTCAAGCTAATTCAAATAGCTGAAAACTATGGACTAGAACCCATAGAAAATCCCTACGAGGATCAACAAGAAATCTGTCTTCTAGAACAGATACAACTATCAAGCTCAGATAGTGAATTGGATGACACTTGTGAAGAAAGTTCATCTGAAGAATCGGAATGAGTCTTAGAAATAGGACAAACCCCAATTCCATTTATGTCAAAGGAATTCTCAAATTCCCTGGCTACCAAACCAACCTCGACCTACACTGTTATGTAGACACTGGCTCAAGTTTGTGTATGGCAAGTAAGTATGTCATACCAGAAGAATATTGGCAGACTGCTGAAAAACCTCTCAATATTAAGATCGCCAATGGTAAGATCATACAATTGACAAAGGTTTGTAGCAAACTACCAATACGTTTGGGAGGAGAACGATTTCTCATTCCAACATTATTCCAGCAGGAAAGCGGAATAGATTTATTGCTTGGAAACAATTTCTGTCAGTTATACTCACCTTTCATCCAGTATACTGATCGAATTTACTTTCATCTTAACAAGCAAAGCGTTATCATAGGAAAGATAACAAAAGCATACCAATATGGTGTCAAAGGATTCCTTGAATCCATGAAAAAGAAGTCTAAAGTTAATAGGCCTGAACCAATTAACATAACTTCTAATCAACATCTCTTTTTAGAAGAGGGGGGGAATCATGTAGATGAAATGCTATATGAAATCCAAATTAGCAAATTTTCAGCCATTGAAGAAATGCTAGAAAGAGTTAGTTCTGAAAATCCTATAGACCCAGAAAAGTCTAAGCAATGGATGACAGCAACCATAGAACTCATAGATCCTAAGACAGTAGTAAAGGTCAAACCTATGAGCTACAGTCCTAGTGATAGAGAAGAATTTGATAGGCAAATCAAAGAACTTCTTGAGCTTAAGGTCATCAAACCTAGCAAATCCACCCATATGTCCCCAGCCTTCCTTGTTGAAAATGAAGCAGAGAGACGTAGAGGAAAGAAAAGAATGGTCGTCAACTACAAGGCTATGAATAAAGCCACAAAAGGAGACGCTCATAATCTTCCAAACAAGGATGAATTACTCACCCTTGTAAGAGGAAAGAAGATTTACAGCTCATTTGACTGTAAGTCAGGATTGTGGCAAGTTCTGCTAGATAAAGAATCGCAGCTTTTAACCGCGTTTACTTGTCCACAAGGTCATTACCAATGGAACGTAGTACCTTTCGGTTTAAAGCAAGCACCAAGCATCTTTCCAAAGACATATGCAAACAGCCATTCCAATCAATATTCTAAATATTGTTGTGTCTATGTAGATGACATCCTAGTGTTTAGTAACACAGGAAGGAAGGAACATTACATTCATGTTCTTAACATTTTGAGAAGATGTGAAAAACTTGGAATAATACTCTCCAAGAAGAAAGCACAACTCTTCAAAGAAAAGATTAATTTCTTAGGATTAGAAATTGATCAAGGAACCCATTGTCCTCAAAACCATATCTTAGAACATATTCATAAGTTCCCAGATAGGATAGAAGACAAAAAGCAGTTGCAGAGATTTCTAGGAATTCTCACATACGCATCTGATTATATTCCGAAGCTAGCCTCTATTAGGAAACCCTTACAGAGTAAGCTTAAAGAAGATTCAACATGGACTTGGAATGATACTGATTCTCAGTATATGGCTAAGATCAAAAAGAATCTTAAGAGTTTTCCAAAACTCTACCACCCTGAACCTAACGACAAATTAGTTATCGAAACTGATGCATCTGAAGAGTTCTGGGGCGGAATTCTAAAGGCTATTCACAATAGTCATGAGTATATCTGTCGATATGCTTCAGGCAGTTTCAAAGCCGCCGAAAGAAATTACCATAGCAACGAGAAAGAGCTTCTCGCAGTTATCAGAGTAATTAAAAAATTCAGTATTTATCTAACCCCTTCGAGGTTTTTGATTCGTACTGATAATAAAAACTTCACCCATTTTGTTAATATAAACTTAAAAGGTGATAGAAAACAAGGTCGGCTGGTACGATGGCAAATGTGGTTATCTCAATATGATTTTGATGTAGAACATATTGCAGGTACAAAGAATGTCTTTGCAGATTTTCTACAAGAGAATACTCTAACTAATTATGTTTAGCGTTGCAGGACATTCAGAGGCATTAAATTGCTATATTTAGAGCTTAATCGCTCAAGATAAACTTGTTTATCAGGCTTGTTTAGCCTCACAGGTACAATCATGGAACGTCATGAACAGATACTAAAAGAAATAGCTTTCTTAGAGCTAAGACTTCAGTCCCTAAAACTGGAGTTAGAATTTGTAAGATCCTCTGGATCTGAACAAAAAGGAAAGATCGAACCTTTCCGCCCAAACAGCGAATGTTCGGCTACTCCGATGCAAACGGCAATCGGTAAAGAGTCATCAAATCCGTTGATGGCTATCAGCTTGCCAAAAGCTGAAAAGAAGCATTCTAAGGCTTCAGAGGTTCCCAGTCCTCACAAAACTGTTAAGGAATTTTCTGAAATTCCAAAGGACTTTTTACGTCCTAACCAGGGTATTCAAATCCCTAAAAAGAATGAAGATCACTCTTCATCTTCTTCGAAAGAAGAAAAGGGAATTCAAAATCCCAAAAAAGACTTTTATGTTGTCTACAATGGTCCTTATGCAGGTATCTATGATCATTGGGGAACAGCTAAAAAAGCAACAAATAAGATACCGGGAGTATCTTATAAAAAATTCAAAGATATGCTTAGTGCAAGAACTTCAGCAGACATTTATACAAATGCCCAGTTTGGAGAAAAACTCAAGTATATCCCAGGAGCAACTACTAGTCCTAAGAGTTTTGCAGAAGCATTAACTACCAGGCCTAGTAATATGAAGAGTTTAGGAAAACCTAAATTCATAAAAATAGAAGAAGATGATGACGTTGGATTCAATCCAGAATTCGACTTAAAGAGTTTTCTATATATTTACAAATACGGGCGAAATCTGGAAGAAGAACATTTTCTAACAGATCGGGCCTTTACCATTGACAAAAAAGAAATCTCGTATCTTAACTTTGTCAACAATAGCGATCCAGAAGGAATTTTGGAAAGCTTTAAAGCAGGATTAGTAAGATTTATTTACCCAAGTACTAATCTTCAAGAACTAAGGTTACTACCCAAGGTTCTTAAATCCTCGGTGCAACGTTTTCGAAAGAAATGCATTAAGGATTCAGAAAAGGAAATCTTCCTTAAAATTAAGAGTACAATTCCTTGTTGGGAAGACTACTACAATGGTCTTGATGATTCGGTCAGTTATCGTCCAAATTATCTAGTACAAATTGGCATCAGCAAAGGTGTTAACTATCAACCATCTCAAAAAATGGAAGCTGTTGTATTAAAAGAACAATGGCAAGGCATTGCAGAGGAAAAGGCAATTGAATTCTTTCAAGCAATTGAAGATATCCTCAGCAATGAAAAGATTTTTATTATCTATTGTGATGATAGAATTCTAATCTATTCAAGTAGTCCAAAAGAAAGGACTAAAGAAGATTTAATGGCAATCCTCAACTTCCAATCAGAAGTTAGCAGCTGCAAGCTTTTAGGATTCCATAGTGATAAGATATGTTCTTATCTAAACAAAAAAGCAAGCGTCGGCAAACCATACAGCTGTCCACAAAAAGGAAAGGCTGTAATAACAAGCGGACCCAGCTTCTCAGTGGAAGATACTTTATCAGACACTGAATAATGGATGGACCCTACCACGATTAAAGAGGAGCGTCTGTCTAAAGTAAAGTAGATGCGTCTTTAATAATTCATCTACTTTAGACGTCATGCATGACGTTTAACATGCATTGTATCCAGATCCTCCCTGGCTATATAAAGGGAGTTAAATTTCATTGTTAAGGCATCGAAAAAAAAATTTCAAGTCTATCTCTCAAGAAAAACTTAGAAAATTACTTTGTCTTAAGAGTCATGTGTAACTAACTTAAGAGTGGTGTGAGAGTCATTAGTAAGAGCAAGCTCTATGTGTTGAGCCTAAGTCCTTGCTCTAAGTTTGTAAAGAGTTATGTATAATTATTTCATATAAATAAGAAATCATACAGTTCGCTACAATATCTCATTGCCTGTGAACCTGGAGTCCGTATAAGGTGTTCGTAAACCAAGGGTGAGTACCGCCGAGGCAGGAGGCCGTATAGGGAAAACAGGTGTTGGAACAATCAAACCTTGGATTGGTCAGACAGGACAGAGAGTGTGGCAAGGTATTGGATACTGCTTATAATATGAATAATTTATGCATTAACTTTTACATTCTGAGCTAAGGTCTGAAGCTAACAATGGAGTTGTGCGTCTGAAAATGATAACTCACATCACATATTTAAAAATATTTGGTAAAACCGAATTTAAAAAGAGAAAGTCTATGCGTAGATTTCAAGCTAAACCGCAGGTTAAATAAAAGGCTTTCTGCCTATTATCTAGACTGTCACTTCCACAGTCAAGAAAATTATGAGTTAGCGTGTAATGAACGCATTAACTAATATAGTCTTAATTGACATGAATATGCAGGAGTGCTCTCACTCTTGTTTATCTTCTCTTAACGAGATATTTAAAAGACAACGTTCACATTTTCATGAGCGTTGTAAAGACTTCCGCTGTGAGAAAGAATTTCTCATATTAAAAAATGCTGTTTCCGCCGTCGCAGCTCTTTCAGAGAGATCAAAAATTGATCTTTCAAATCATCAAGGGACCACCCGTAAC